AACGAAGAGACCAAGGTTTTCAGCCTGACGCCGAAGCATGACTGGGCAAGCCATGACGGCGACGGGTTTTCCTATGGCTGCCTGATCATGGAAATGCTCAAGCCACCGGTCAAGGAAGAAAAAGCGATATTCGCAGCAAAGGGCGTGAACGGTCGAATCGTCACGGCTCCCTTGGACACGCTCTGGAAAGAGCAACCGACACGCAAGATCGAGAGGTACTAAACGATGAACATTGTTACCGAATCGTATTCCTATAAGCAACTATCCGCGACTGCGAACGTCAGTCCGGTTGGCGGGGCTTTGGGCGGGATTTTCTGCTCGTCAGGCACAGCGACTGTGACGATTTACAACTCGGCCACGACCACGACGTCCGACAAGATTGTCGATACGTTTACGCCGCTGCCAGGGCAGTTTGTGCCTTTGCCGTTCGGGTTCAGTGCTGGCCTGTACGTTGTGATCAGCGGAACCGGCTCGTTCACCGTGGCGTACAAGCAGTAAATCATGCTGCTGACTTGGCCTGCTAACTCGCTCTACAGCATTATCCTCGGCGCATTCTCTGGTGGCGCCCCCGGCTGGCTGTACGACGACAGCAATATGTCCACGCTGTATCAGGACGCTGCGGGTACAACGCCTGTCACCGCGCTTGAGCAGCCCGTGGGCAAGCAACTGGACTTGTCTGGACGAGGGAATCACAGGACGCAGCCCACCAGCGCGAACCGTCCCGTCTGGTCGGCGCGATATAGCTACCTCACCAAGACTGAGTTATGGACTTCACCGTGGGCAAAAGCTGCCGGGGTTACGTCCGCAACGGTGTCAACAGCGCCGGATGGAACGAACACCGCTTGCACAGTACAACTTGCAGCAGGAACTGGTAGTCACGAATTTTTCCAGCAGGGCAGTTCAGCCGGAACAACGTTGACGAATTACATCATTGCCAAAGCGGGCACGGCATCGTGGCTCGGGCTCGGTTTTGATTCGGCAGTCACGGCAGATGGCGCGTTTTTTGACCTGACCAATGGCGTAAAGGGTACGGTTGCGGCAGGAACGACTGCGACCATGACCGCCCATCCACAATATGCGGGATGGTATATCTGCACCGTCACACGCACATACGCCTCAGCAGCGCACTACTTGAACGTTGAAGTGCATACCGCAGACAATCAATCTTCGACGTTCAATGCTGCCGGTACTGAAACGATTCAAATCTGGCATCCTGACCAGAGGCCGTCCGATCAAGCGACCGGCCTGATCCCTACCTATCAGCGCGTCAATACAGCCACGGACTACGACAGCGTAGGCTTCCCCGCCGGACTCCGGTGGAATGGCTCAAATAGCTGGATGCAGAACGCAAGCGTTGACTTCAGCGGGACGAATAAGGTTTCTCAGTTTGCGGGTGTGAGGAAGAACGCCGACACCAGCTACGGAATCATTAACGAGTTGAGTGTCAATGCAGGTGGCAACGCAGGAACGTTTTATTTAGTCGCGCCGTTTAACGGATTGGCAAATTTTGCAACCGCCTCAGGCGGGACGGTTTCAGTACCGATAACTTCACCGACCAGCTATCCCGCGCCCACCACAAAGGTGATGACGGGGCTTGGAGATATTTCCGCCCCTGTTGTCACGCTACGGCTCAACGGCGCACAAGTTGCTCAAAGCACATCTACCCAAGGCACGGGGAATTACGGCAACTACCCCGCTTACTTCGGCGCACGAGCAGGAACAAGCCTGTTCTTCAACGGCCTCACGTTCAGCAACGTTTGCATCGGGATCGCGCTGAGTGCGAGTCAGATTGCTGCGTTTGAAAATTGGACTAACAGTAAATGCCGCGCCTATTGAGTCCCAAGGATAAAACATGACCGACACCACACAAAACTGGGTATCTGCAACCGTCCTGATCGCCGCTGCTGACCAGCAAGGCGTACAGACTGCGCTTGCCGACCCCACGCTATTCGTCACTCCGGCAAGCCCAACGGGTCAGGAACCGGCTACGGCGATGTTCACATCCGGCCCGTTTGCCTGTTCGCTGATGGACGAAATGACCCGCAAGGCTTTCCCCTACGACATCAAGGTGCGCGACCCGGATTGGCAAGTCGCACTCGCGGGTGAGGGGTTGGTGATTGTGGCAGATCAGAATGTTTAACGTCCCGACTGACAAGATCCTGCACTTCGCAGTCGGTGCGCTGATCTCGCTTGGCGTGACTGCTGCATTCAATCCGATAGCCGGTACGGTTGCGGCATTGCTCGCAGGATGCGCTAAAGAGTGGATCTGGGACGCATGGCTCAAGCGCGGCGATTTCGACCCCTGGGACGCTGTGGCAACGACTGCGGGCGGCATTACGGTTGCTGCTCTCTTTACTTTGGCGAGGCTGTAAATGGCTGAAGAATTGACCACGACCGAGTTGGCTCGCAAGTGGAAGATGGAGCTCGACCTCGCGAAGGGAACGGACAAGAAGTGGATCGGGCGCGCCAAGAAGATCGTCAAGCGTTACCGCGACGACCGCGGTAGCGCCGACCAGACCCGGAAGTACAACATCCTCTGGGCCAACGTCCAGGTGCTGATGCCTGCGATCTATTCACGGGCTCCCAAAGCAGAGGTCACCCGGCGCTACAAGGATTCCGACCCGGTGGGCCGGTGTGCGTCTGAGATCCTCGAGCGATCGCTGCAATACGAGACTGACCAGTACACCGATTACAAGGCAACCCTGAGCAATGTTCTGCTTGATCGCCTGCTTGGTGGTCGCGGCACGGCGTGGGTGCGCTTCGAGACGTTCGAGACCGAGCGCCCGGGTGGCGACGAAGGCGAGGGTGAGGCCAGCGAGGAAGTCGAAACGATCGATGCGCCGACCGCAGCCGAGCCGATGCAGATGCGTGCGCCGGTCGATTACGTGTTCTGGGAAGACTTCCGCTGCTCGCCTGCACGCACCTGGGAGGAAGTGACCTGGGTCGCCCGCCGGGTGTACATGGGCCGCAAGGAAGGCATCAAGCGCTTTGGCGACATCTTCAAGGAAGTCCCTCTCAGCCACGTCCCCGTCGGCCTCGACCAGCTCAAGGAGCAGGGCGCCACGCAGGGCGAGACCGACGGCATGAAAAAGGCCAAGGTCTGGGAGATCTGGGACAAGACCAGCGAAGAGGCCATCTGGGTCGCGGAAGACTTCGACAAGACGCTCGACGTCAAGGATGACCCCTACGGCCTCGACGGGTTCTTCCCCTGCCCGAAGCCGCTATACGCCACGCTGACCACGGACAGCCTGGAGCCGATCCCGGATTACTCGATGTACCAGGACCAGGCGACCGAGCTGGACATGATCACCAACCGGATCGGGTTGCTCGTTCAAGCTTGCCGGGTGGCCGGTGTCTACGATGCCAGCCAGCAGGGTATCCAGCGCCTGATGACCGAAACGGGCGAAAACGTCCTGATCCCGGTCTCGACCTGGGCGGCGTTTGGCGAGAAGGGAGGGCTGAAAGGCACCATCGACTGGATGCCGCTTGAGCAGGTTATCAAGACGCTGAGCGAGATGTATGCCGCTCAGGCTGCTTGCATCAAGACGATTTACGACATTACCGGGATCGCCGACATCATGCGCGGCGACACGGTGGCGTCCGAGACGGCCACGGCCCAGAATATCAAGCGCCAGTTTGGCTCGTTGCGCATCCGGTGCCGCCAGCGCGATTTCGCCGAGTTCGCCTCGGAGATCCTGCGGATCAAGGCGCAGCTGATGTGCGACCTGTACGACCCGCGCGCGCTGATCGAAATGTCCGGCATCATGGGCACCGAGGATAAGCAGTATGCCGAGCAGGCTGTCGCGCTCCTCAAGCAGGAGCCGATGCGCGCCTACCGGGTTGAAGTCGCCGCAGACAGCCTGGTCGACATGGACGAGGAAGCGGAGAAGGCTGCCCGGGTGGAGTTCCTTGGTGCCGCCGGCGGTTTCCTGCAAAAGGCGCTCCCCACGGCTCAGGCCTACCCGCAGATCGCCCCGCTCCTGGGCGAAATGCTCATGTTTGGCGTCAGGGCGTTCAAAGCCGGGCGCCCGATCGAAGCTGCATTTGACCAGGTTGTGCAGCAGCTCAGCCAACCGCAGCAGCCGCAACCCAATCCCGAGATGATGAAGCTGCAGGCCGACCAGCAGATGGCGCAGGCCAAGATGCAGGCGGATCAGGTCGCTGCCCAGCAAAAGATGCAGATGGACGCCCAGATGGCCCAGGTGAAAGCCCAGGCCGAAATGGAAGTCGAGAAGATGCGCATGCAGATGCAGGCCCAGGTGGACAACAACCGCCAGCAGGCCGAGGCGCAGCAGCACGCCATGAAGATCGACAGCGAGGCGCGCCTGGCTCAAATGAAGCAGCAACTCGATCAGCAAAAGCACCTGGGCGAAATGGAGTTTCAGCGCTGGAAGGCCGAGCTCGAGGCCGCGACCCGCATCGAGGTCGCCAAGCTGAACGCCACCAAGGTGGCCGACTCTGCCAGCCAGACTGCCGAAGGCGAGATTACGCGAGAGGTGCAGACGTGAGATACATCCAGGACCCGGTGACACTTGAGCTTGTCCCCGCAAGTGAATATGACCGCACGCCACAAGCCGCTTATGTCATTGGCGACATCGAGCCATACCGGTCGATGGCCACGGGCGAGATCGTCGGCGGCCGCCGGCAGCATCGCGAGCATTTGAAGGCAAACCGTCTGATCGAGGTCGGCAACGAGATCAAGGCGCATCTGAACCAGACCCGGCCGCAGGTCGACCGGGCCGGGATCCGCCAGGCGCTTGTCGAGTCGGTTCGACGACACATTCGATAAACAACGATTCATCCACCAGGCCACCTTCGGGTGGCTTTTTTATTGCGGAGTCAATCTTGGCAAACCCAAGCGACGACCTGCGGACTGCCCTTGAGGGTGCGTTCGAGGAGCAGGACAAGCCCGAAGTTACGACGACGGTGACGGAACAGCAGGCCGAGGAAACCCCGGCAGAGCGCTCGGAGCGCCTGCGGGACGAGTCCGGGCGATTCGCGAAAGCGGAGGCGCAGGAACCGAAGCCCGAACCGGTTGCAAAGGCTGAAACGCCAGTTGCACAGGTTGCACAAGAGGTTGCACAGGAAGTTGTGCAATCCGAGCAGCCGCGGCGCGCACCGTCATCCTGGAAGCCCGACGCGCAGCAGGCGTTTGCCCAGCTGCCGCCCAACGTCCAGGAAGAAGTCCTGCGACGCGAGTCGGACTATCACAAGGGCATCGAGACATACAAGACGCATGCGCACGCTGCGCAGGTGTTTGAGAAGGTGGTCCAGCCGTTCATGCCGACGATCCAGCAGATGGGTGTCGACGCTCCGACGGCGGTCCAGCGGTTGCTGCAGGCTGATCACACGCTGCGGTATTCCGACCCAGCCACCAAGACGCAACTTTTTACGCAATTGGCGCGTGAGTACGGCATCGACCTGGCACAGGCTGCTAACCAGCCACAGCCCGATCCGCAGTATCTCGCGTTGCAACAGCAGATCGCGCAACAACAGCGCGAGATGCAGAACTGGAAGCAGGAGCAGCAGCGAACGCAGGAAACCGTCGCATTGACGGAGATCCAGAAATTCTCTGCCGACCCAGCCAACGTTCATTTTGAGTCCGTCCGAGACGACATGGCCAAGCTGATCAACAGCGGAATGGCTGATTCGTTGAAAGACGCTTACGACAAGGCTGTATGGCAGCGTGGCGACATCAGGCAATCCCTGATTGAGCAGCAACGCGCAGAAGCCCAAAAGCAGGCACTTGAGCAATCCACCAGCGCCCGTGCGAAAGCCGCATCGGTCAGCGTCAAGGGGAGCTCGCCGTCGGCTGGTGGGGTTCAGCCCGTCAAAGGATCGCTGAGAGACCAACTCACAGCGGCATTTGCTGAAACTTAATCAAGGAGTCCACTGTGACCACTTTTGCAAACCTGTCGGACATCATTTCGACGACCATCCAAAGCCGTTCCGGCGTTCTCGCCGATTCGGTCGCCAAGAACAATGCCCTCCTGTACAAGCTGCGTGAGCGCGGCAACGTCAAGCCCTTCTCGGGCGGCAACGTCATCCTGCAGGAGCTGATGTACAACGACACCGGCACGCTCAACGCCGGGTCCTACAGCGGCTACGACGTGATCGACATCACGCCGAACTCGCCGATCAGTGCGGCCAGCTTTGACCTCAAGCAGTACGCTGCTGCGGTCACGATCAGCGGTCTCGAAACGCTGATGAACGCGGGCAAAGAGCAGATCATCGACCTGCTCGAAGGCCGCATTCAGGTTGCCGAGGCCCAGCTGCTCAACCAGATCAGCGCAGGCGTCTACTCGGACGGTACCGGCAACGGCGGCAAGGACATCACCGGCCTCCAGGCTGCTGTGTCGGCGTCACCCGCATCCGGGACCTACGGCGGAATCTCGCGCGTTACCTGGACTTTCTGGCGCAACATCGCCTTCTCGGCGGCGACGGACGGCGGCTCGGCGGCAACGGCGGCCAATATCCAGTCGTACATGAACCGCGTCGCGGTCCAGCTGGTGCGCGGTGTGGATCGTCCCGACATGATCGTCGCGGACAACAACTACTACCGCTACTTCCTGGAGTCGATGCAGTCGATCCAGCGCGTCCAATCCGAGGACTCCGCTGCGGCCGGCTTCACGTCCCTGAAGTACATGGGTGCAGGCCTGAACTGCGACGTGTACCTCGACGGCGGTATCGGCGGCTCGATCGGCGCCAACACCATGTACTTCCTCAACACGAAGTACCTGTTCATGCGCCCGCACCGTGACCGCAACTTCGTGCCGATCGGTGGTGATCGCCAGTCCGTCAACCAGGACGCGATCGTGCGCCTGATCGGCTGGGCGGGCAACCTCACGACCTCCGGCGCGCAGTTCCAGGGCGTTCTCGGCGCCTAACCGCATCCATCACAGGAGAAATCAAAATGGCTGCTCCCTTTACTTCCAGCGCGAAAGTCGGCGTGGATCTGAATACCATCACCACGGCTGCCGACATTGCCGCGGGTGCCGCACGCCCCATGGTTCGCCTCGGTGACGAGGTGTGGGGTTCGGACGGCAAGCGGTACGTCTACGTGAAATCCGGCGGCACGCTGTCGGCTTCCACGGGGTCGTGCACGGTCAACACGTCGACCTTCGTCATCACCGCCACCGGTGGTTCCTATACCACGCCCCCCAAGGACATGGTCATCAATGACTATGGCTGGGCTTCCATCGCTTCGGTCTAAGGAGACATAACCATGTTTCCCAGCCGAATCATGGCGGCGGGCATCAGCGCCGGTGCGGCGAACCAGATCTGCGGAGGTGTCGTTACCGGCATTTCCGCAGCTGGGACGTCCAACACCGATGCCACGGCCCTTTCTGCCAGCGTGAACATCGTCTCGACTACGGCTGCATCGACGGGGGTCAAGTTGCCCCCTGTCGAGCGTGGTGCGCTGATCGAGGTTTACAACCAGGGCGCCAACGCGCTGCTGGTTTATCCCCCGGCGAGCGCGGCCATCAATGCGCTCACTGCAACGACCGGCGGCTTTTCTGTTGCCGCTGGCAAGGCGGCGCGATTCCGTGCCGTGTCAGGCACTCAGATCTATTCAATGCTGAGCGCGTAACCAGTTGTCCCAAACGGGGGGAGGGCTTCGGCTCTTCCCCTTCCTTTTTCCAGAAGGCGCAAACCGCCAAAGGATCCCGAAATGACCAACCCCATCCACGAAGATCGCGTTTTCGTTGAGTTCTACACCGACGCCGTTGAACTGAAGTTCATGAGCGAAGAGGCTGGACGACCCATTTTTGAGGATCGCCCGCACGTTCGCATCACGGTGCCCGGAGACCAGACCAACCAGATCGAGCGCGTCGCAACCGAGGTGGACAAGCAGAAGTACCCGAAAGCCTGGCAGCGTTTCATGTCCAGCGAGTCGCAGGGCCATACCGGCACGCCGCTCGAGCAGTGGCCCCAGATCACCCGGGCCCAGCTGAAGGAAGCCAAGTATTTCGAAGTCCACACTGTCGAGCAGATGTCGACTCTTTCCGATTCGCACATCACCCGGCTCGGCATGGGCTTCCAGGATCTGCGCACGAAGGCGCAGGCGTATCTGAAGGCCGCATCCGGCACTGCCGAGGCGACCAAGGACGCAGCAGAGAAGGAGCGCATGCAGCGTCAGATCGATGACCTGAAGGCGCAGATTGCAGAGCTGGCCAAACCCAAGCGCGGGCGGCCGGCCGTTGAAACCGCAGAGGCATAAATGACCCTACTCGAACTGATTCAGCAGGTGTATGGGGAGTTTGCGTTCGGCACGATCAATGCTGTCGTGAGTTCGCAGGATCCCCAGGTGCAGCAGATGTACCGTCTGCTGAATCGTTTGGGTGTGGATCTGTGCCGCCAGCATCCATGGCAGCGCCTGGACCGGGAATATATTTTCCAGACCACGGCGACGACCAAGACCATCACGACCGTCATCGACAGCTACCAGATCACGATGGCCAGCACGTCTGGCATTTCGACGAGCTGGGGGCTGCTGGCAGACGGTGTGCAGCCGTTCGCCCAGGTGGTGTCGGTTGATTCGCTCACCCAGGTGACGATGAACATGCCGTCGATCGCGTCGGGCACCGTGTCCGGGCAATTCGCCCAGGTGCAGTACCCGCTGCCGGCCGACTACAACCACTCGCTTTCCAACACGATGTGGGACCGGACCAACCGCTGGCCGGTCAATGGCGCCAAGACTCCGCAGGAATGGCAGCAGTTCAAGTCCGGGATCGTCTATGCGGGCCCGCGCCTGCGGTTCCGTATCCAGGGCAACCAGATCACCATCAATCCGCCCCCCGCGGACAATCACTCCCTCGCCTACGAATACATCTCCAAGTCGTTCGTCTACAACGCGGCTGGCACGGCACAGACGTCGTTCACCGCTGACGACGACACCTGCATCTTCGACGACTCGTTGATGATTGCGGGCCTGAAAGTCAAGTTCAAGCAGGCCAAGGGACTGGACGTCGGGATGGAATTGGCGGAATTCACCAACCTGCTTGATGTCTGCAAGGCGCAGGACAATTCCGCCTCGATCCTGAGCATGTCGCCGCAGGACACCGCGACCCTGATCAGCCTGACCAACGTGCCGGATGGAAGCTGGAGCTTCTAATGGCGCGCAGACTCACCGCCGCCACTGCCCAGGTGGCATCAATACCGGCACCCGTCGGCGGCCTGAACGATCGGGACTCCATCGCCTCGATGCCGGCCACCGATGCGGTAATCCTCGAGAACTGGTGGCTTAACCCGTCCAAACTCGTAACGCGGTCGGGCAGTGTGTCCTGGGCGACTGGTTTTGCGTCGGCCGTCGAAACGTTGATCGACTATGCGCCCCCGAGTGGATCGACCAAGCTGTTCGCAGCATCTGCTGGAAAGATTTATGACGTCACGAGCTCCGGCGCGATCGGCGCGGCTGTCGTCTCCGGGCTGACTTCGAACAAGTGGCAAGACACGTCGATTTCGACCGCCGGCGGCTCGTTCCAGTACCTGTTCAATGGTCAGGACGACCCGCGCCTTTATGACGGCTCCTCCTGGCAAGCGGTCAATGCTGGATCGACGCCGATCGCGATCACCGGCGTGACGACAAACCTGCTGACGCAGGGCAACGTTTATCAGGATCGCCTGTGGATGGTTGAGAAGAATTCCCTGCGCGCTTGGTATCTGCCGGTGAAGTCTGTCGGTGGTGCTGCAGCGAAATGGGATCTCGGCGCGATCTTCCAGCGAGGCGGGTCGCTCGTCGGGATGTACACCTGGACGCTCGACGCGGGTAATGGCCAGGATGATCACGCTGCGTTCGTGTCGTCTCAGGGCGAAGTAGCCGTCTACCGCGGCGGAGATCCAACGACAGCGGGCGGCTTTGTGCTGATCGGCGTCTATTACATTGGGCGTCCGGTCGGGCAGCGGCCTTGCGTGAAATACGGTGGCGATCTTCTGATCATCACGGAGACCGGGGTTTATCCAATGAGCTCCGGCTTGCTGACAGCGACGATCGACCGGGTCGCTGCGATCACCGACAAGATCCAGAACACAATCTCGTCGCTGATCACGGCCTACGAGACGCAATTTGGGTGGGAACTGTGCCTATACCCCACAAACAATGCCCTGGTGCTGAATGTGCCGATGTCCTCAAGCCAATCGATTCAGTACGTCCAGAACACCATCTCGAAACAGTGGACCAAGTTCACCGGGTGGAACGCCACGACGTTCAAGGACAGCAAGCTCGGTTTCTTCTTCGCCGACGGGAATTCGGTGAAAAAGGCGTGGATCGGAAATACCGACTCGGGCGCGATGATCTTGTGCGACAGCCTGCAGGCGTTCTCGTATTTCGGCAGTCCGGTACAGAACAAGATGTTCACGATGGTGAAACCGTATCTTCGGACGCTGGGCAACCCGTCCGTCTTGTACGGCCTGAATGGTGATTTCAACCCGCAGGACGTGACCGGGGTGCTGAGCTACACGCCGCCATCGGTCGGGATGATCTGGAACTCGATGGTGTGGGGCACGATGGTCTGGGGTGGATCCTACCGCCAGCTCAGCAACTGGAACACCACGGGGCTGATCGCGAAATCAGCCGCGCTGCGCATGAAATTGCAGAACAACGCCTGCGCAACCGAGTGGGCCGCAACCGATTTCGTTTACAGCAACGGGGGAATCCTGTGATTTGCCTCGATGCCGAAGCGGTGGGCCCGTGGGTTTGCGAGCGCGCGGGTGGCGCCTGGGTGCCTGGGCGCGGTACGGCGATCGGCTGGGTGAACAAAGGCAAGCTGGTTGCCGGGGTGATCTTCGAGGATTTCAACGGCGCGAACATCCTTGCGCACATGGCCGGCGAGGGAAATTTCCTGAAGCGCCAGTTCCTTCATTTCATATTTTGGTACCCGTTCAAGCAGCTGCAGGCCAAGCGGGTGACGCTGCCGATCGCGTCAACGAACGAGAAAGCAATTCGATTTGTCGAGCATTTGGGATTCGAGCATGAAGCAACCCTTCGTGACGCTCACCCTTCGGGCGACTTGGTTCTTTACAAGATGACCTCCGACCAGTGTCGGTGGATCTAGGAGCGAAACATGGGAAAGGCGAGCACTCCGGCAGCGCCAGATTACACGGCAGCCGCACAGGCGACGGCACAGGGAAACCTGCAGAATGCCCAACTGGCGACACAGGCCAACCGTCCGAACATGGACACCCCCTGGGGTAGCAGCACCTGGACGCAGACCCCGCAGTACGACATGAATGCGTACAACGCGGCGATGGCGAAGTACCAGGCGACGCCCTCGAGCTCGTCATCTCCCGTCATGACTTCCGACGGCGTGCCGATCACGACAAACGGGAACATGGGGCAGTCTCAATCCGGTATTGCTCCGCAGCTGTCTGACTACGCGAATGGATCGACCTGGGCCAACAACGTCAACCTGTCACCCTCACAGCAGTCCCTGTTCGATCAGCAGAATCAGCTTCAGCAGGGCCTGTTCGGCGCGCAGAACAACGCGCTTTCGAACGTCAGCGCATCGATGTCGCAGCCGATGACGACGGCGCTGGATCCGAATTCCATGCAACTGGGCTCCGTTCTGGACATGAACGGTCTGAAGTATGGCGACGTGCTCGACATTAATTCGCTTCCGACTGCCGGCACAGCGTTGCGCAACGACCAGATGTATGACCCGACCAAGAGCACGAACAATGCCACGGACCTGATCATGCAGAGGATCAACCCGCAGCTCGATCGCCAGCAAACGTCGCTCAACACGCAATTGACCAACCAGGGCATCGCGCAGGGATCCGACGCCTGGAACAACGCGATCGAGAGCTTCGGCCGATCCAGGAATGACGCCCAGAATCAAGCCGCGCTTACCGGGATCAATCTCGGAATGCAGCAGTCAGGCCTGAGTGTGGGCCAGCAGGGGCAGCAATACAACCAGCAAAATGCGCTGCGCCAGCTCGCGGCCGCATTGCAGGGCCAGCGCTTCGGGCAACAGGACACGAACCTGCAGCGCTACCTCGGCGCGCAGAATCAGCAGTTCAACCAGACCAACGCGAATGCAGGCCTTTTCGGCCAGTTGCAGGGTCAGGGATTCAACCAGGCTAATTACCTGCGCGACCTGCCCATGAACGAGCTCAACGCATTGCGCGCGGGCAACCAGGTGACAGCGCCGCAATTCCAATCTTTTGCGAATCAGGGTTACGTGCCAGGCGCGGATTACTCGGGCGCCGCGAATGCGAACTACCAGGCAGCGCTCGGCAACTCAAATGCCCAAAACGCATCGGCCAACAACACCATGGGCGGCTTGTTTGGCCTAGGTACCAGCGCGCTGCTCGCTCCGGCTGGGACATTCTCCGGGCTTTCTGGGTTGTTTGGCGGTGGTGCCGCTGCAGCCGGATCCCCCGAGGCGGCGATGGCCCTGTTCTCCGATCGGCGCACCAAGACCGACATTGTTCGGGTCGGGCGCGCGGACAACGGACTGGGCATCTATTCGTACCGGTACAAGTGGGGAGGCCCGACGATGCTTGGCTATATGGCAGATGAGGTCGAGAAGATTGCGCCGCACGCCGTTGGCGAGGTTGGCGGCTTCAAAACCGTTGATTACGCGAGGGTTTGATCATGGCCGACAATATGATGGCAAATCCCCTGGCCGCGGCTCTCTGGGGCCCTGACATCCTGCAAAAGCAGTACCAGGTGCAGCAGAACCAGCGCATCGCCGACATGCTGATGGCTCAGTCCCAGCAGCCGATGCAAGGCCAGATGGTGTCTGGCCACTATGTCGGGGCGTCTCCCCTTCAGGGCGTAAACAACCTGGTCAACGCGCTGATCTCGCGCAAGACGATGGACAACATCCCGAGCCAGCAATACGACATTGCGAACGCTCAGAACCAGCAAATGCAGCAGGGCTTCGGGCTTGGCAACGGACAACAGCCTGGCGGGCCCGGCGCGCCGATGGGTGGCCAGCCGTCGCAGACAAATCCTGCGGCGGGCATGGGGCAGGGGGGTTCTGCGGCCGGCCAGCAATTCCCGTTACTCCCCGGGCGCAGCGCGCAGGAGTCGTACCAAACCGCCATGGCGCTCGGCTTGCCCGAATACATGAAGATCGTGGCGCAGCAGAATGGGCCGACTGACACGCTCAAGAACTTCGCAGCAGCCGGAATGTCTCCGCAACAGGTCGCACAGGCGATCAGCGGCAAGGCAACGGCTGATACTTCGATGGATCCGAACAAGATGTACCAGGGGCCAAATGGTCCGCAATTTGTTCCTGACATGAAGAACGGCATATACGGCGGGATCGTGAACGGTGCGCCGGTGGCTGCGCCGATTACGGGATGGGGCCAGGCGACTGCCACCAATGTCAGGCCGGTCGAAGACGCGCAAAACGCATCGAAAGCGCAATTCACGCCGGCGACGGTAGTCGATGAGCGCGGAAACGATGTGGCAACCAATAACCTTGTGACTTCCGGCAATGCCCCGGCGCCAGGCGGTAAGCCTCCAGTGATCAAGCGAAATCCGGTGATGCAAAAGTCCGAGGAAGGACTTAACGACGACTGGATGAAAAACGACTACCGCACGGCAATCAGCAATTCTGAGTCGGCCACCAACCTGGTCAACACGATCAAGGCGATGCGCATGGTCGACACGAATACCGGCTGGGGCGAAGGTGTCAAGGGATCTGCTGCCAGCATGCTGGGCGCCCTGGGCGTCAAGGATGCTGCTGCGTACGCGTCGAAACAGGAGAAATTCCAGGCGCTCGCGATGGACAGGCTGCAGACGGAGCTGATGAAGCAGAAGGGACCGCAGACCGAAGGCGACGCTCAGCGGGCTTCCCAGACGTTCGCGAAGTTGGAAAACACGCCGGCAGCCAACCAGTTCATCCTTGATTTCGCTGAAGCCAAGGCGCGGCAGGATATGCGCAAGGCGTCATTCTTCCAGGAGGCCGTCAACCAGCCGCACGCCAAAGGCGATTTGCAGCAAATCAACACGGTATGGAACAAGATTCAGGGCTCGATCTTTGACGATCCAATCCTGGCGAAATACAAGGAGTAGCCATGGCAACCGTGGAAGAATTGCAGCCATACCTACAAAATCCCAACGTTCGACAGTTCCTGGACGTCATCTCGGCGGCTGAAGGAACCGACGTCAATGGCTACAAAACCGCATTCGGCGGCGGGTCGATTGAAAACTTGGCCGATCATCCGCGCAAGTCGTACAACTTCGTCCAGACAGACGGGAAACCCAACAAGACGACGGCAGCAGGGCGGTACCAGTTTTTGCAGCCTACGTGGGACGACGTATCAAAGCAACTCGGGTTGCAGGATTTCGGGCCTCAAAGCCAGGACCTTGCCGCGGTCGAGCTGCTGCGCAGGAACGGCGCGCTGCCGGCGCTCCTGAACGGCGATTTCAATACGGCGGTCCAGAAGTCGGGTACCACCTGGGCGAGTCTTCCGTCGAGTCCGTACGCACAGCCGAGGCGCAGCCAGGGGTTTATGGAAAAGGCACTGAACGCGATCATCCCGGCAGCAAACGCGCAGGGGTCAGATCCTTGGGCTGGTCTGATGGACAAGTATTCCGTTGGCGGCCAGCAGGGACAGCCGGCCGAGGCGGATCCGTGGGCGGCACTCATGGAAAAGTATGGTGCGCAGCCCGCGGCAGCGCCTGCACAAGCATCCAAGCCGGAACCCGAAAAGCCTCTGGTCACGCGTTTCGGCGAAACGCTGATGGAAATTCCGCGCCAGGTTGGCTTGACAGCTCGGCATGGCATCGAGGGGCTGGGCGACTTAATGCAGACCGGGACAGAGCCGATCCGCATGGCCATGAATCCGGCCTTGCGTGCGGTCGGACTGCCTGAGGCAGCATCAACCAGTCAGTCTGCTCAAGCGCTGGCAAATGCCCTGGGACTGCCCACGCCACAAAATGCCACGGAACGTGTCGCCGCAGACGTGACAAAGCTGATGGCGGGCGGTGGCGGCATGGCAATGGGCGCGCGCGCCGCGGCTCCGGTTGCGTCTGGCATGACACGTGGCGTCATGGAAATGCTTGCCGCGAATCCCGGCGCCCAAGTCGCTTCTGCGATGGGGTCAGGGCTGGCCGGTGGATCGGTCAAAGAAGCAGGCGGCGGACCGTTGGCGCAATTCGGCGCAGGCCTTGCCGGCGGACTTGCGGCACCTTTGCTGATGAACGCAGGGCAAAGCGTTGCCAATGCGGTCAAAAGCAAAATCCCCGCCTTTGCACCAAGCCAGCAATCCTTGGACCAGCAAATCACGCTCACGCTCGAGCGCGCCGGCGTTGACTGGAACCAGGTGCCGGAGGCCATGCGCCAAGGGCTTCGTCAGGATGTGTCTCAGGCGCTTTCGTCTGGCGGGGAGCTCAGCCCGGACGCCATGCGCAGGCTGATCGACTTCCGGACGGTCGGTGCGACTCCGACTCGCGGCGCCCTGACGCTGGATCCGGTGCAAATCACCCGGGAGCAGAACCTTGCCAAGACGGGGGCCAACTCGCTGGATCCGGCGCTTCAGACGTTGCCGCGCATCCAGAACCAAAACAACCAGGCATTGATTCAGGCGCTGAACCAGCGCGGCGCGGCCAATGCGCCAGACTCTTACACGGCCGGGCAGCGTGTGATGGACGGCTTGCAGGGCAACATCGATGCCCAGCAGAACAACATCAATTCCTTGTATCAGGCTGCAAGGCAAGAGGCTGGGCGCGACATCCCCCTGAACAATTCCGTATTCGCGCAGCGCGCCAATGACCTGATCGACAATGCGATGGTCGGCGGCGCACTTCCTCCCGACGTTCGCAACACGATGAATCGGATTGCGACGGGAGATGTGCCGTTTACGGTCAACTTCGCCGAGCAGCTGAAAACACAGATTGGCAAGTTGCAGCGCGCCTCGAGTGATGGTCAGCAACGTATGGCCCTCGGCATGGTGCGCCAGGCGCTCGAGGAGACGCCGCTTGCCACTTCCGGCGCCGGGCAGCAGCAGCTCGGGGAAAGTGCGATCAATGCATTCAACCAGGCGCGATCGGCAAATCGCGGTTTGATGCAATGGGCAGAAAACAATCCTGCCGTGGGTGCAGTGCTTGAGGGCAATGCAACGCCTGACAGTTTTGTGCGCCAGTTTGTGCTTGGTGAGTCCGCCACGGCCAACAACCTGCGCGGGCTGCGTGATTCGATTGGCCCCGAGGAACAGAACACGATCCGCAACTACATCGTGTCGTACCTGAAGGACAAGGCGCTCAATGGCGCAGCAGACGAGGTTGGCAAGTTCAGCCCGGCTGCATACGCCAAGGCGCTGCGCTCAATCGGCACGCAAAAGCTCGGGGTGTTCTTCAACCAGGATGAAATCAGCAACCTGCGGGCCATTGAAAACGTGGGTCGGTACACGACGGCTCAGCCGGCCGGGAGCGCTGTCAACAACTCGAACACTGGCGCCATGATCGCGGGCATGGGAATTGACATGCTCGATCGGGTTGCTGGCAAGGTGCCGCTCGGCCTTGGGCCGATTCTTCAGGCGACGATCAATGGCAGGCAGCAGGGCATGGCGCAAAACATTGGGCCCGCTCTTGCGGTCAAGCCGCCGGCGCTTCCCATGTCTCGGCAGGCGATTCCAGCATCAATTTATGCCGGGTTACTTGCCTCGTCGCCCGTTCCACCACGCAAGGATGAGCGCGGCCGCTAGGTAGCCGAGCCAGATAGGATTCATGCCGAATAGGGTGTTTGGGTCATCCACCCAAATAGTTTAGATCAACATATTGAAGCCGCCTCCGGGCGGCTTTTTCTTGCCTAAGGAGTAGCAACGATGCCGCGAAATGGTTCTGGGGGATACACCCCGCCGAGTTCAAGTTGGAATCCGGCAGTAAATGGCGCGTCCGCGCTGCCAGCGGACTGGAACGCGCTGTTGTCCGATTTGTCAGCGGCAATTCAAGGCTCAATTGCTGCAGACGGACAGACTCCGATGACAGGCGACCTCGATGCCGGTAACAACCAGATCGTCGACCTGGCTGCCCCGACCGCGAATGGCCAGGCGCTGCGGTTGCAGCAAGTCCTGCAGGGTCCGGACATTGCCTCGGCCACCACTCCGACGATCCCGCTCGAGGGCGGCTATTTCCTCATCACTGGCACCACGACGATCACCGGATTCGGAGCGACGTCCTACGGGCGCATGGTCTGGGTGAAGTTCGACGGCGCACTGACGCTGACGCACAGCAGCACGTTCCAGCTGCCTGACAGTGTGGACATCACCACGGCGGCCGGCGACGTTGCTGGGTTCATTTATGACGTGGACGGGTGGAACTGCGTCGTGTACCGCGCGGTGAATGCGCCTTACACGATCCGCTATCTTGCCGTGGCGGGTGGCGGAGGCGCGTCAAGCACTGGCGGCGCTGCAGGGGGATTTAAAGAGGATTTGGCAGTCGTAAAGACAGGTCAGTCCTATGCAATCACGATTGGTGTGGGAGGAACCGGCAACACGACTTCGCCGACCAACGGAGGAGACACAATTGCAGCAGGAATAGCAACTGCTACCGGTGGCGCTCGCGGATCTCAGTCAGGTGCTGGATTCTCCGGGGGTAGCGGCAGCGGAGCATTTGCAAGCGGCTCTGCTGGCACGGGCATCATCGGGCAAGGATTTGATGGTGGAGCATCAAACACCAACGGCGGTGGCGGCAGCGGTGGCGCAGGAGGAAAGGGACAGGACGCACCAGTCAACGGCGCGGGCTACGGAGGGCCAGGACTTCCATCAAGCATCAGCGGATCAACGAGATACTACGCTGCGGGCGGCGGATCAATCGGTAACGGCTCTCCGTTCTACGCTCCCGGCGGTAGCGGTATAGGTGGTAATGGCGGGTTCGGAGCGGTAGCGGCAACTGCTGGAGCCACCAATACTGGATCTGGCGGCGGAGCGCATGACACGGCTCCCAAAAACGGCGCGGATGGCATCTTCGTCCTGTCCTACCCTGGCACTCCAAGAGGCACGGGCGGCACGATCACGCAGGTGGGCGGCAACACCATCCACACATTTACCAGTAACGGTACGTTCGTCGCATAGGTTGAGACATGGAGCCTTTCAAGGAGCGCCGGAAGAATCCCCATGAGCACATCGAGTCTTGTCAGGCAGCTATTCGGCAGCATATCGACGACAGGTTCGATTCGCTTGAGGCGATGCTGCGATCCTCCGTCCCGAACGGTGATCTGGAAGGCCACAGGCGGGCGCACGAGACGGTGATCGAATCAGCAGCAGGACGGGCAGCGCTGTGGAAAGCAGTATTGGAAAAGACAATTTCCGGCAGCATCTGGGCGGCAATCGTGCTGCTAGCAATGGCGCTGTGGGACTACATCAAACTGGCGTCAAAACAATGAGCAGGCACGTTCGTATTGCACTCAACCTCTGGCCGTTCGTTTTCGGGGCGTTGTTGATCCTCGGGCTTGCTCGGTATGAGCAAGCGTTCAACCCCGTCATCACGTCGTTCAGCGTGACGGAGATCATCCGCGACGCTGACGGACTGCTGATCGCGGGGACGATGGTCAAGGATCGAGCGTGCGACTTCATCGGGGTAACGGCCAAGGCTGATCCGAACATATCCTTGGCGATCAAGTTCATGGACGACGACACGCCGGGGACTTTCTCCCGTCCGACAGGCAGTCAGTCGTGGGGGCCGTGGAAGATTTTCACGCCACTCGCCCCGAAGATCAACACCATCACGCTCACCGCTTCTCACGCCTGTCATCCGTTCTGGGTGACTCGGACGGAAATGGTGAATATCGTCATCAACGGAGGTTGATATGGGACTACTCGACATTACCCCGATTGGCGCAATTGTGGACTTGGTTGGCAAGGTGGTGGACAGGGTTATTCCTGATCCGGCACAGGCTGCGCAAGCCAAACTGGAACTCCTGAAGCTTGAGCAGAACGGCGAACTTGCTGCCATGACTGCCCAGACTGACACCAACAAGATCGAGGCGGCAAGCAACAGCGTATTCGTCGCCGGATGGCGACCGTTTTGCGGCTGGATTGGCGGCTGCGGGCTTGCCTACGCTGCGATCATTGAACCAACGGCGCGGTTTGTGGCGACCGTCATGGTTGGCTACACGGGAGATTTCCCGGCGATTGATACCACCGTCACCATGCAAATCCTGTTTGGAATGCTCGGACTCGGAGCCATGCGCAGCTACGACAAGGCGAAGGGCGTCGAAACCACAGGGATCAGCAAATGAACAGCAACTGGCCTCGGGCATTCGCGGAAGTAATGAAATCAGAAGGCGGCTTCACTGATGACAGTCGGGACAATGGCAACCGGCTACCTGACGGGCGTCCGGGGTGCACGAATCTTGGCGTGACCCAACGCGCCTGGGAAAAGTACGTCGGGCGACAGGTGACGCATGACGAAATGAAAGCCCTCAACCTGTCAATGGTTCAGCCGTTCTATAAGATAAATTATTGGGACGCCGTGAAGGGCGATCAACTCCCCTTGGGGGTTGACTACCTGTGCTTTGACTTGGCGGTGAACGCAGGGCCGGGAAGGGCTGTAATGACCCTACAGGGATCGCTAGGCATATCGTCTGACGGTTCTATCGGCCCAATGACTCTTGCGGCTGTAAAGTCCGCTGATCCGGGCTACCTGATCGACAACTTTACGGACGCGAAGGTGCGGTTCTATAAGAGCCTCAACAACCCAACGTTTGAGCAGGGATGGATAAACCGCGCCCACCATTCCCAAGAGGTTGCGCACTCCATGCTTTTGGGCTGAAAACCTGTCTAATACTCGCCCGTATGCTCGAAATCCTCATAGGGCGAAGAAAGCCGAAGCGGGAAATTCTTATTAGACAAAATCCCGCTGAGAGTGCCGGATTATCAACGTGATAGCCGACTTTTGGCTAATACTCGTACATTATGCGACAACCTTTGGAAAGCTACTATTCATGCGGTTCTAGGGCTGATTGTCTAATACGGTCAAAAACGCTGTCAAATACTCCTCACTTTTTGCCGCCCTTCATCACCGGCCCCGTAACAACCGGAATCTTGCGATTTCGGATGTATCTCTCGGTCATGGACGCCGATCCATGCCCCATCAAACTTTGCGCGTCGAAGCCCTGATCTCTTGCGTCTGTGGCTGATTTCGCCCGCATATCGTGAATCCTCGCGTCCTCAACTCCTGCTTTCTCGCAAGCGTCCCACCAGTACGTCAGGACGGTGTGATAGGAGAGGGGTTGCTTCTGGATGCCCACCAATAGATTCAGGTGAATCACGCCGGGATTCAGCTTCTTTGCTCTCGCCACGACTTCCTTCAGGCTCGGACTCCACGCCACGACAACCTGGCTACCCGTCTTTTCAGCCTTGAAGTAAATCCCATCGTCCCGCAGATCCTTTCTCTGGATCGCCAGCACATCCCCCACTCGTTGACCGGTCAGGTAGCAGAGATCCATCACGATCTGCAAAACCGGATTGGCTTTCTCCCGAATGGCTGAGAACTCGGAATCCGTCAGATAGCGCGTCCGTTTCTTGGTAGGGTAGGGCTTGATACCTATCGTCGGGTTTGAATCGACTAGCTGCCATTCTAGTGCGTAGGCGAAGCATATCCGCAAGAACCCAAGCACCTGATTCGCCATGATTGGCTTGTCGGCCATTGCCATCTTGAGTTCGGCAACGTGCTTCGGTTTCACCTGGTGCGGGTCGAACTCTTGGAAATTGCGCTTTAACCGTCCCGCGCATTGCTTGTACACCTTGCGGGTATTGGCTGACAGTTTCGGACTGTGGGCTGTGTAAACCTTGTCGATCAGCTTCACCATCCCGCCCGAACCGGCAACCGTCACCGTCCCTGCGTAGGCTATCAACGCCTCATGCAAATCCGCGCCTAGCCGCGTCCACTTGTTGCGCTTGACGAGATAGTACGCACCATGCCTCTGATAGACACAGGGAGGTAGGTGCTTATCGGATTTGCGGGGGCGCATCATAGGTGCAATTGCGGCTCGGGGGTAACAATGTTACGCCCGTTCTGCGGATTTAAGTCAGACTCAAAGACAAGCAGAGAACCGTCACGCCTGACTTTGAATGCAATCCCCAGGTGACCTAGTTCTCGGGCCTGTGCGTCAGTCCTGACGAATCCCGTGATTCTGCGGATTTCCATCTCGTCTAGGATCATTTCTCCCTCGACGCCTTGATGACTGCCCGGATACGTTCTACAAGACCAGTTCCCGGCTGCTCCCACAGTCTGATAATTTCCTCGTCGCTCAAATCCCTGATTTGTGGGCTGCAAGTATGAATATGCCCCCCAACCAAAGGCTTTCCGCAGTCTGAACAGGTGCGCAGCTTCACGCTCTTAGCCGCCCTCGTTGCGCCGGTATCGACATGGCACGGGACTTCGTACAGGACATTTCGGAGCGCCTCTATCCGCTTCTCCCATTCCCTGAAATCGTCATTGCATTCATCGTCTTGCCAGTCAACAACGGCTTGCGCTGCGGCTCTCAGTTTGTCGCTGGTCATTTCCCATCTCCTTGTGCCTTGGCAAGTGCTGCCTCTGCAATGCTTTCCATCTTCTGATACGTCTTGACTGGCGTAGCTTCTTTGGCTTCTAGGATCGCTTGCAAAGCCTCGACCAACTCATTGTGCATTTGATCCCGCTTGCGCTGGCGTTCAACCTCGTCCGACAAAAACGGGTAAATCCTGAAAAGGTTATAAAACTTGATTCTCTGCGTGTTCACTTCTCTTTGCGTAAAACGTGCTCGCAGAAGCGTGGCGATTTCGTCTGGGTTAAGTACACTCATGCTGATTCTCCTTGTGCCTTGCGGATCGCAACAATTGCCGTGCCACGGATTTCAGTTTGGCGCGATGCGTAATCCCGTGCGTGGCTGTCCTCGTTGCACATATCAAGGATGCTCCGCAAAGCCTCCACCAACCCCTCATGCGCGTTGACACACTTCACGATGTGGGCGGCGAGTTCGTCATCAGCACCACGCGCCAGAGGGTATCCGATTGCATCCAGCACGGTATAAGTATCATCTGCTGCTTGTGTAACGAACCACGGCGTTTTCATTTCATTGCTCATGCTGTCACCACATGAATCCAAGGTTTGACGATTTCCCATAACCAAGGAATGCCAAAAATCAAAGCGGCAGCGACTGCACCACCAATGATGAAAGCCGCGATTAGCATGCGGATAATTGCTTCACCGAAAACGTCACCGTACATTTTGTTTCTCCCGTTTAATCGCGGCATTCAATGCCTCGTATGCATCAAGTGCTGTTGTATCCCATTGGTGTGTGACAAGAATTCCGCGAAGGATTTTTCTGGCGAGTCGCATAGCTTGCAGGGTTGTCACGATTGATCTCCTCGGACGCGGATTGCTTTGGCAATCATGTATGCCGTATTGCTACCCGCTTCAGATGCCTTGTCACAAACCTCCGCGCAAGCCTCTCGTTCGATTGCTGCTGCTCTGGCAGCTACAAGATTGGCGAACCTCACAAGATTATTGACGCGCCAGTCAACTGGTACATGACACTCCTGCGCCATGCTGATGATTTCGTCTGTGGGGATCATGGCTTGATCTCCTCAACTTGTCCGTCAACGAACGAGTTTTCGCACAGGTCAATTTCTCCCGCGCATTGATGACACAACGTCACATGGTTCGCTTCGCTGTTTAGCGCCATCACAAGCGCATCATCCTCGCTGTCTGCCTCAAACTCACCCAGAAATTTAGATGCGGTCATTGTGCCGTACACACGATATTTGCTCATACATCCTCCCACTTGTTTTCACTCATCACCTTGACGATCTGCGCATCCACTTGCGACTCGGTGCAGCCTGAGATATGGGCGCAGAGGCGAAGGACGAAGGCATATTTGTCATCTGTGTTAATCGGGCGCATCGTGACGCGAGTATCGGACTCCGTGACCATGTAGCCATCGACTATGCGGCGGGTCATGGCTTTTCCTTCATGGCTTGGTCTATCACCGCATCTAAATCAATGTCGCGCAACGGTTCTGGGGCGTCATGCATTGCGAATACCGCAGGCCAGTGGCTTGAATTACGCAGCCACCGATACCGCGCTGCGTCCTTCGCGTCTTTGCCACCACAAATCGGGCAGGGGCTGCAAAGCGAGTCAAAGAATGACTTCGCGTCTTGGTCTTGTTGCGCGGCGTTCTTTTCACGCAGTTCTTTAAGCTGCCAATCCAGTTCGTCAATCACCTGAGCAAGCGTGTCGCCATGTCCGGTAGACATTCCATGCTTCAGCATCACTTGGCATAAGCGGTTAACCATGCCCGGATCGGGCGCGGCGTTGGCTTCACAAACGGGAACCCACATCTTCTTGCCACCCCATTCAAGCGCAGCAAGTTCAGGGCTTATCGTTTCCTTGAACTGCGACCCATGACCAGTGCGGCAGACATAGCCGATGATCGGCGCGGAATACAAGACAGCATCCGGAATTTGTTGTAGTTGTTCGCGTGTAATCATTTGATTTCCTTCAATGCTGCCCGTAACTGTTTAGCGAGATACCAGGCGTCTGCCGGATCGTCTTTCGGCGTGCTGATGTCAAACGACTGATTGCCGATTGACAGTCGGACTTGGTAGCCGGTGTCGAGCGGGACTACGTTGACGATGGGGGTCATTCTTCATCTCCGCACCGGCAATCGCGGCCTTGCTGGCAATCCTGACAACAGCCACCTGGACTCGTCCAGATCAAGGCTAGGACTGCGAACACACACAGGGCGATTCCGACTACAAGCAGGGCGATCATTTGACAACTTGCCCGTCAGGGTAGAAAAGTGAATTGCCGATCCTGCTGGGCTTGCTCAGAACATCAAGCGCATTCGGACGCAGCACGACTTTCGACATATCCATACCCTTGAGCCTTGGACGGTTGATCCACATCAGCGGGCGACCTGTGTCTGTGACTTTCATGCTGGTTCTCCCATCTTCGCAAGTTGGAGGATTGCCTTTTTCATGTATCCGGCTCCGCTTCCAGGCTGTCCGGTGGAGATTTGCATTCCAGACGCAACATCAAGGATTCGGCGCGGGGTGATCTTGTGCGATTTGAGTTTTCGCGCAACCTGATCGCCCATTCCAGCCGCGCAGACTTCAAACATTCCGCGCATGATATTCCTGCACCATGACTCAGGCTCATCAGGCCAAAGGCGCACGATGATCTGCATTGACGCTCTGAGTGTGTCTGGATTCTTTACCGCAGCGTCCCTGATAAACCCGATTGAGCTTGTCTGGTGAGGACGATTGCCACCGGACGAAACCGTCAGCCCGAACTCGCTTAGAAATTCCTTCGCTGCGATTGCCTTGTCTTCTTTGGCAACCAATCCGGCCCCTTGCATTTCCCGTGGCGTTACTCGCTTTGTGGCGATGCCGTTCATGGTGAGAAACCAACGCGCCTCTTGCTCGGGATTGCCTTTCACGACGATTGCAGGAACGTGCGTGTACCCAAGCCGAAGCATTGCGTGAAGCGTAGTGTTTCCGTCATAGCAATTCAGACTTCCGTCAGCCCTGAGTGACAATGAAATCGCCTTTGCAGCGCCGGATTTGAACGCTTTGGCAATCCTCGCAACCCGCTTTTCGTCCAACGGGCGCTGATATGAGTAGTCGGTTTGAATCAGCGTAATGTCCACGAATTCAAGCCTGATTTTCTGCCTCATGCTGACTCTCCGTACTTTGCAAGCAATTCGTTGGTGATCCGATCCAATTCTTCGACGCCGCCAATCTCGCAAAGAAACTGCTGAAGCACCCCGTACATTTGCAATTCCATCTTTTGAGTCGCAGTCAATTTCTCAGTTTTCGTCTTCTTGTCGATTGCCACAATAATGGTTTTGAGCCTGTCATTATTCATATCGCCCCCAGGTGCAGAATGCGGTGCATGACATGGATAAAGTCCCAGTTGTAGACAGGGCCGGTTTCAACAGTCGCAGCCAACGACACAGGTGGATGCGTCAACTCAGTACCTGGTTTGATGAATATGACCGTCACGCCACCTTTGCCGAATTGACGCTTGGGTGGCGGGACTTTCTCAATGCGTCCTTCCATCTGAAGACGCGCCATGTAATTGCCGATTGAAGATGGCTTAATCCCAACATATTCGGAGATTTCTGCCATCGTCGCCCCACCGGTGCAGAACTCAATGATTGCTTCGTCGCGCTCGGCTACTATTGATCGGGTTGCCATGGCTTACCCCGCGATCCGGTGTTGACGAATACCGACGATTCCCTTGGGCAGCTCGGGCTTCGGCTGGTCGGGCGCGATGAATTCGGAGCGGTCGCCGCCCGTCACCTTGATGAACTCGATCTCGACGCGCGCGGTGTCGACCAGGACGCCAGCCACCTGGGCGACTGCCCGGGCCCGGTCGACCTCCATCGGTTTGTCGGGATTGCGCAGGTCGGTGAGGGTATCCATCAGGGCTTTCCTCAGTTCGTTGATGTCTGGCATGGTGACTCCTTGATGATTTTGTTGACGCGCCTGGTGATCTGGGCCTTGATGTGAACGAGCTGCGCCCACTCGGGGTGGTTCAGCCACATGTTGTTGCGCCTGGCGTTTTCAGCCATATCGATGCACTCGAGGCGGTCGGCAATGATTTCCTCTGGATTCGTCGTCCTTTTGTTGTCCTTGAAGACGATCATGTGCTTGGGCGGGATCGGTCCGTATGCTTCGATCCAGACTTTGCGGTGCACAGGGATCCAGCGCTTGTCATAGCGCCCTGGCTCGTCGCTGAACTTGAGCTCGACGTAGCCGTCAGGGTTGATCCGGTAGCTGCCAACGGGCAACCAGGTGTGCGGCCGGTGGCCACCCTTGAACCGGGTCTCGATGGAGCGGCCGCCGGCGTTGTAATTGGTGCCTTTTGTCCAGGGCACATTTCCCTTCCTGAACCTGGTCGAGGATCCGCGCTGACCGTCCGTGCGGCCCGACTGGGGACCGTTGAAAAATTCGTCAGATTTGGTCAGGCCAAGACGTTTGGCTTTTGCGTAAATCTTTCGCAGCGGTATTCCCATCACTACCGCGATGTCCTCGCCGCGATAGTGCGGATAAACCCTGCGCAGGACGTATTCGTCGACGAATGTCCAGAATTGGCGGTTCATCGGTTCATCCACAAAATCAGGGCGGTAAAGGCCATCGAGATCGCCAGCAGCATCAGAAGGTCGTTGATCACGCTGTCACCTCCGCTGCCATCAAAATCAGGATTCCCACGCGGTGGGCGATGTTCAGCTCAAGGTGTGCGCCCTGGCTGTCGACCCAACCAGGCAGCATCACGATCGCGTCGCAGTCGAGCAGGGCCTTGATGTCAGCTTTGAGGCAGTCGTGCCAGGTCGCAGCTGGATCCGGGCAGAGCTCGACCGGGTTCACCACGTCATAGCCAAGGGATCGAAGGCGCGCGGCCTCGGCGTTGAACAGCGGGAAATTCAGGTCAGGCTTGCCGCTCATGGCGCCAGAAAGGTACACGCGCGTCATGCTGCGATCCTTTCCATCTGTTCTTTGATCTGCGCTTGCATGAGGATGTCCCGTTGCTCGTCAGGATCGGCAAGGGACATGGCGCGGCGCAGTTCGGGCATGGCCAGCTTGCAGCCCGTCAACGTGCGCTCAAACACCGGCACGCAGTACTTCAGCGCAATGTGAAGTTCGCGCAACGGCTCAATCGGCAAGTCAATCTTGTGGCGCGTGGCGAAAATCTCAAAGTGCCAGATAATCCCCTCAATCGCTGCTGCCGAGTCGTACCAGAGACCGTCTGACGCCTTGAACATGGGAACGCCCCGGCTACTTGCGTCAACCGTCCCATCCCTGTTTATCTGGTCGATAATCGCTTCCAGAGGACGCAGGACAAGATCAGTCCCGACAATCATCGGGGTACGGATTGCGCGTGGCTTGTACGGCTTGCGGGGCTTCTTGGATTGGGCCATATCACTGCTCCAAAATGGTGGGGTACTCGCTGCGCACGGGGTTCGATTCCCGCCGTACGCTTCAGGCGCGCAGCTTTCCCCCATTGATCTATGCGGCTTTTGCTTCCAGGCAATCAACGTGCGATTGAACGCGCTTGTAAAAGCTGACCAACTGCGCCTCCATCGTTTCGATGAAATCCTCGTCACGCTCAACGCGCTTGACGAACAGGTGCTTGCCCACTCGCTCGAGCTGCGGCGCGTACATAATGAAATCGCACCATTTGCGGCTGGTGATCCACAGGCCAAACTGGATCTGATGGATGTATTCGTCCAGGTTGGCCGTCTGCCACATTTCGACGATCTTGCGGGCCGAGTTCGGGCACTTGATCTCGATGAGGCCATCGTCATCGACAAATCCGTCTGTCGAATAGCCAAAGACACCGTCGTCAGTCAGCACGATGCCGGATTCCTGCGCGAGATTCCCCGTCTTGGCCTCGTAGCAGATCCGCGCGACGGGCTCCAGCTCGGTGCCGCGGCGCATTTCAAACGTCTGGTAAACATCTTCGGTGGTCTCGCCGTAGATCTGCTCGACGGCCACGCGGTAGGCGTAATCCTTGTTGGCTTGCGTCGGTTCACCGTTTTTCAGGGTTTCGCAGGCAACCCGCGCCATGCTGGCCGTAATGACCCCGGCGCGCGCGGCAAACCAGTCAGGACTACCTTGGGTGCAGTTGATGAACTTCATGCTGCCTCCTCGACAACGCCGTCATCGTCAATGGTCAAGGTGTTCAGCGCAGCCTTGCGCTCGATCACCGTGTTTTTGAATTCGTTGTAAAGGGCCATATCGCCGGTCGGCTTAATCTCGGTAATGCCGGACTTCCAGACGGTTTCGAGGTCAGGAAGTGACGCGGCTTCGGCGGCGGCCGGGATCCATTTCGCCCGGATCGAGCCGGTGTCGATCTCAACCGAACCCATGTCTTTCGCTGGCTGCACAATGTCCTGCGCTTCCTCAACGGACATCATTCCGCCGATGGCGCCTGGGAACACGGCACGGACACCTTCAGCAATGCAGCGCGCGCGGAGCATCGCTTGCGGGTAGTTTTTCCAGTTGTCTTTGCCGGTCAAGCCGACTCGTTTGGCCTGGTCAATGGTCCACTCGACTTTCAGCGATCCGCCTTGCTTGTGCGAAAAGACGCCGCAAGCACGGTTTGCACTGATTTCTTCCCACGACACAGAACCACCGGCCTGCTGGAAACGGGCAAGGATCGAATGCGTCTTGCGGGCTGGACGTCCCTGCACGATGTCGAAATCCTGAATGGCAGACATCGGGTGCATGCCCTCAGCCTGAGCCAGCAGCATCAGGCTCATGGCTTGCGATTCATCTTTCGCGCCGAACAGCTTAGAGCGAACGATGTAGCCAGCCATGCTTTCCATCTCGTTAAACGGAACAATTGCGTTCATGGTTATCTCTCAGTCAAAAAAAGGATCTGGTTCTTCGGGGTCGCAGCGTCGGCAACCTTTGCCAAAACAGCGATCACAGTCACCATCAACGTCGGCTTCAGCGTCAGTACGGGCAATTGCTGCCCAGTGGTCATTGGCGATTTGGTGGAGCAGCTGGCCACCGGTCGCAAAATCACCGGATTCCAAAAGCTCGAGGGCGGTTTTAAGCAAAGCGCGATTCCCTTCCTCGAGCGCTTCGATAAAGTTCAGGGGATCGCACGGGTGATAGGCTTCACCGACACCCATCGACTGCTCCATGCGGCTTTCAATGGCTTGCTCGCGGGATTCTTCGCGGTCAATCTTGGCAAGGTGGCGATTGAGATCGACTTCGTATGCTTCAAGCATGATTACGCCCCCATCAGCCAAGGAATCAGGACGAAGAACACCGTGACGAACGCAAGGGCGTATGCCCACTCAGCGGCTGTCGGCCACTGTTTGTTTTCGGGAGGGATGTAGTAGAGAAGATGAACCCAGCTAGGCGTGTTCGATCTCATGGTGTCAGGCCTCAGAACGGCCGGCCCACTGGCGGCGAAGGGTCGGGCGGTCTTCCGAGTAGTAGCCGTCCCAGGCGTGATTAGCCATGTCGGCGATCTCGATGCTTTCGAGGATGTTTGCGTTGACGGAACTACCGCCGACTTCCAAAGCGCGTTCAATGGCTTCGCGTGCGGAGTCGCGGCGAATTCCACGGTTGCGCAGAACACGGACGGCTTGAGATTTGCTGAAGCACAGGCGCACCGCGTTTGCGCCTTGGTAGGCCGGGTGGCCTACGCGGATCATGACTTTGGTTGCTGCGACTGACATCTCGATCTCCTTGCGCCGGTGGGTTAGCGCACAAGAAGAACTCTACAGATGTTTAGTTGACAAGTCAACAAGTGTAGAGTGATTGTTTTTTATTGGGACAAATCCTAGGCCGGTTTGGCGCGGGATAGAACGGCGAACTGGTGGCGAACTGGTGGCGAACTTGAGTTCGCTACTGGCGTAAAAAACCCCGCCGGCGCGGGGTCTATTGCGAAATATCGTCACGGAGTACACTTTCATCCCATACAGGAGAATCGAATGGGCGTTCTCGACAAGGAATTACAGACTTACACGCAAAGGCTTCCAGACTTGTTGAGCCATGCGGGTAAGTTCGTCCTGATCCACGGCGATACCGTGGTTGAGACTTACGACACATATGAAGATGCAATCAAAGCCGGATACGAAAAGTTTCAGCTTGACCCGTTTCTTGTGAAGCAAATCGCTCAAGTGGAGCGGATTGCCTTTTTCAGCCGCGATTTTCCCGCTACATGCCCAGCATAAGCATTGCGATCGGCCCAATGGGCGCTGTTGCCAACGTATTTGTTGGCGTCAGCACTCCAAAATTTAAAGCGATGACTGCGGCCGGGGTTGCTGTTCCAAACCCAGTCATCGGAAAGTTTTTGGTAGATTCCGGCGCAAGCATGACCGTGATTGACCCGGCATTGATCGCCGCGCTTGGGCTTACCCCGACTGGGAATGTACCAATCCACACGCCATCGACAAACGGCGTCATGCACAACTGCAATCAATACGATGTTTCGATTTTTATCCCTGGTGTAGACCAAAGCGTCGGTTGTTTAATCGACACGATCCCGGTTATCGAAACATCCCTATCACCGCAAGGGATTGATGGGCTGATTGGGCAGGACTTGCTTAATCGCTGGGTTTCGATTTACCACGGCGACACAAAAATATTTACGTTCAGCTATTGAGCGTAAATCAAACCTTCTTCCCGTCCATCACCCAGGCGATCGCCATAGCGGCAATGCCAGGAATGGAAAAAACAATCCACATTCCCCAAAAAAACATGGAGAGGTAGCCGTACTGGTTGCCAATATCTCGGACAAACAGAAACGACAAGGCTATCCAGATAACTCCAGTCCAGCGCAGCAGTTTCGCAAACCGATCTTTCATTGTTGTTGCCTGCTGGTATAGCCCTGGGCTTGCATACAGGCGACGTACAGGCTCTTGTTCATCCCGGCCTGGCTGGTTCCCATCGCAGGTGTCGAGCGCGTCGCTCCGATATAAGCGGCACCTTGCTGCTGCGACTCCTGCATGCATTTGTAATTGTCTTTGTTGAATTCGTCCTGGTTGCCGCCCGCCTTATCCCAGATAATTTGTTGATTTGCGCAGCCGCTCAGGAGCGCTATACCGGTTGCCAGAAGTGAAGCTATCAGCCGAGTTTTCATCATGGCGATCTCTTTTATGCCGGAATTGTGAGTATAGATACGAGAGGATATGGCTACAGCTTTCCGCCCAGTTGCCACTCAATAACCACGCCAATCACTCTCAGCGCCGGGTCATCGATCTCGCGCGTCGGGTAGGCCGGGTTTAATGGCCTGAGGAACCAGCTCACGCCATCGGTCGTGAGCTTCTTGAAAGTCGCTTTCTGGGTGGTCACATCTTTCGCGACGACATAATCGCCACTCTTGGGCGCCCGGTCCGGATCAACCAGGATCACGCAACCGTGCGGGAAATCAACCCCGTTGGATCCACCGGTCATGCTGTCCCCCTCAACCCGGAGCGCAAATACGCTTTTGCCTGGCTTCGAGTGAATCGGTGTCACCCAATCGTCTGCCTGTCCTGCCTGATAAATATCTATTACCTCAGCTAAGTTCCCTGCCTGAACCCATGAGATCAGCGGGATTTTGATGTCTGAAATTTCGAGTGGAGTGACATTTTCCGTCGCAGCAGCTTCTGCTTCTCGTCTCTTCCGGCCGAGCTCTCGCAGAATATCGGGGCTGCGTCCTGGGTTTTGATGCCATTTCGGTTTGGCGGATCCAGATGTCTGGTCGTCGCCAGAGAGAAGCCATTCAAGACTCACGCCCAGTGCGTTAGCGATGCTGGAAGCAAACGCTGATTTATTGCTCTTTCGGCGGACAAGCGCATTAAGGGTTCCAATCTCAAGCCCTTCGACTTGCGTGCACAGCCAAGCCTGATTCTTATCAAGCTCCTTCAGCCGTTCTTCGATTCGCGTTCCCAAACTCATTTCGCGATAGTTCCACAGTTGTAGACAAAGGTCACGCTACAAACGTTGACAAACACAACTCAACAACTGTAGAGTGACGGAATGAAAGCTCACATACTCCAAGCCGTTGAGATCGCCGGCTCGCAAAAAGCGCTCGCTGATCAACTTGGCGTCAGCCACCAGGCCGTCTGGGCTTGGATCAATCGCGGCAATGTGCCGACCGATTACGGAGCCCCGATCGAAAAGGCCACAAATGGCGTTGTGACTCGCAAAGCCATGTGGCCCGATACCTGGCAGACCATTTGGCCTGAGCTTGCAGAGTCGCAGGCCGCCTGAGCGAATGATCGTCTTTTTTTGAATGAAGGGGACAGTCAAATGCGGTCAAACAATATGCATCCAGTTGCGCATCCAGAGCTTGCCCTGGTGAGAAAGACCACTCCGATCGACGTTTCGATGGAGCTCGTCAAGCGCCAAAAGAACTTCATCGGGGCGATCGCGCTCTGCACCCAGTTGTCCGGTCTGGATGACAAAGAAATCTACATGACGCTCGGAGTCGACGCCGGCCACTGGTCGCGCATCGTGAAGGGCGACGCCCATTTCCCGGTCAACAAGATCGACGAGCTGATGACGCTTTGCGGCAACGAGGCACCGCTCAAATGGCTGGCCTACAAGCGCGGCTACAGCCTCCAGATGCTCAAGACTGAAGCCGAGCGACGCATCGAGGATCTCGAATTCCAGCTCCAGAAAGAAACGGAGCGCCGCCTGTGGGCTGAGGATCTCGCGATCAAAAGGGGATAGCCATGCTCACAGCCGTTCAGGAAACCAGCATCGATGCGTTCCACCTTCACCGCGGGACCGGGAAGTCGGCCCAGCAGCGCGAGCGCGTCCTGCAGTTCATCGCGTCGCGGGGTGGGGACTGGTCGATCGGCGAGATTGCCCGCTCCCTCGGCCTGGAGAAGTCCACCGTCAGCGCGCGCGTCAACGAGCTGGTGAACGATACCCGCGACCTGGTCGAAAAGCCCAGGCGCAAGGACCGCGTTAGCGGCATCACCGTGCGGCCTGTCGGCCTTCCAATTGTCGGGCAAGGGGCTCTGTTTTGAACTATTACGAACACCACATCGGCGACTACGCCGAGGCAACCGCACACCTTTCATTTGTCGAAGACGCGGCTTACACGAGGCTGATTCGCAAATATTATTCAACCGAGCAGCCTCTGCCGTCAGATAAAAAAATTATCCAACGACTGGTGGGCGCCAGAACGAAGGAAGAAAAAGAAGCTGTTTCCACGGTCCTGGATGAGTTTTTCATCCTGGATGCAGACGGATGGCACAACAGGCGCTGCGACGAGGAAATATCACGCTTTCAGGACAAACAGGCGAAAGCGAAACGCAGTGCTGAGGCACGCTGGAATAAGCCAAGGTCGCATACCGAAGGCAATGCGAACGCTATGCGAACGCATACCGAAGGCAATGCTCACCAGACACCAGACACCAGTCACCAGTCACCAGTCACCAGTCTAACTACACACACAGAAGAATCTTCACCAGGAGTGACAGAAGCCGGAGCTGTGTGTGTGCTTTTGCGGTCCAAGGGATTTGGAACCGTGAATCCAGGCCACCAGAAACTGCTCGACCTGCTGGCGGCCGGCATGCACATCGGGGCGTTCGATGCCGCAGCAGACATCGCCAAGAGCAAGGGCAAGGGCTTTGACTACGTGCTCGGGATTGTTGCAAAGCAGCTGCAGGATCAAACGCAGATGGCGGAGAACGCGCGCGCATCACCGCCAATCCCACACGAAACCCCGTATCAGCGCGCAACGCGTGAGCGTGTTGCGGAGTTCGCACCAGCACTGGCACGCAAGGCACCAGCCGCCGAGTCGCCAGCAATCACCATCATCGACGGAGGGCAAAATGTCACTGCGATCGGAAGCCGTTGAACGGATCTTCACCAGGTTGACGGCGACCTATGGGCGCGAGTTCATGGGGAAGTGGGAAGGACAGGAGATCGTCCCGGTGAAATCCCTCTGGGCCCACGAGCTCGCATCGTTCGATGATAAGCCGCGGTTGAATTGCATCGCTTGGGCGCTTGAAAACCTTCCGGCGCGCGCCCCGAATTTGATCGAATTCAAGATGCTTTGCCGGCAGGCGCCACAGTGGCAGGCGCTGCAGCTGGATGCCCCGAAGGTCGATCCGAAGATCGTCGATGCGGAAATGGCCAAGATCGCGGCTACCGCGATCCGATCCTCGTCGAGTCGGGATAGCCATGGAGATCCGCTCGGCTGGGCCAAGCACCTGAAGGCCCGGCACGACGGCGGCGAAAAGCTCGGGATGTATCAGATTTTTTGCTACCGCAAGGCGCTCGGCATCGAGGTCAAGGCGGCAGCATGAGCGAATCCGTCTACCTCCGCGTCGACAAGGGCGTCCTGGTCCCCGCAGATTCCTACGCGGCCGGCCAGCTGCGCACCCGGCGCTTCAAGGTGGGCGACGTCCTGAAGGGAAAGCTGACCAAGCTGCGCAACGCGAAATTCAACCGCCTGGTGCACCGGATCGGCCAGCTGGTGGTCGCCAACATCGACGCATTTCAGGGCATGGACGCCCACACGGCGCTCAAGCGGATCCAACTCGAGGGAAACATTGCCTGCGAGCAGCTTGCGCTCACCATGCCCAACGTCGGCGTCGTTATGGCCAAGGTGCCCAGGAGCCTGTCATTCGAATCAATGGACGAGGGCGAATACCAGGACGTTGCGCGCTCGATGTGCCGGTACGTTGCCGAGCGCTACTGGCCGGATCTGAGTGCCGAGCAGATCGAGCGGATGGCCGAGTGCTTCGTGGAGGAAACCTGATGCAGTCCAAGAACAAGCAACCAATGACCGCAGCCGAGCGCCGACACGTTTCCTCAGTCAAGCAGCTGGACTGCGTAGTGTGTGACGCTCCAGGACCCAGCGAAGCCCACGAGCCGGAGCAGGGCGCATGGTTTGCCAGCATTGCGGTCTGTCCGGATTGTCACCGTGGCCCTGGTGGATGGCATGGCACTCGTGCGCGGTGGAAAAACGCAAAGATGACTGAAATATCGGCCATCAACGAGACGCTTCGGAGGCTTGCATCGTGAAAATGTTCGCCCTCGGACGGCTTAAGACTGGCGAAAGAAATCGGACGGAAGCGGCCTACGAATCCTTCCTTCAGCAGCAGCAGGCAGTCGGCCTGATCCTCTGGTATCGCTTTGAGGGCATGAAGTTCAGGCTGGCCGACAACACGTTCTACACCCCGGACTTCGCGGTGATGCTTGCCAATGGCCAGATCGAGCTCCATGAGGTCAAAGGCTTCTGGCAGGACGACGCTCGGGTCAAGATCAAGGTCGCAGCTGATGCCTACCCGTTCAAGTTCATCGCCGTGAAGCCCCGGGCTAAGAAGGATGGGGGCGGCTGGCAGATCGAGGAGTTCTGATGCCCGACTACGAGCAATGGGAGCGTGGAGACCCCTTCGGGGTAGCAGCAAGGCGCGAAGCAATCGCCCAGAGGAAAGAAAGGGAATGTGGCAATTGCATTCACAAGCGCATTCACTCGGGAAAACATGGGGAGGTGGAATTCAGATGCACATTCAGCAAACGGCAGTTCGGCACCAGGTGCGAGCTTTTCAAATCGGGGGAAGCATGACTCAGGATGAATCGGAACAGATCGAGGAGCTGGTGATGGTCTGGTTCCATTGGTCGAAATCCCACCGTGAGCAGCTTGGCTATTCCCGCGTTTCCCCCGGATTCGTCCACGCCCAGACGCATGAGGTTTACGACGATAACGACGATCGAGACGCAAAATTAGCCAGGTACACAGCGGAACAGGTCGAAGCCTGCTTGAACACGCTGGATGTCCTCCTGCGGGCTGCTGTCGGCCTCCATGCGGCAAACCGGTCGGTAGGAAACAAGGTATTCCGGTCTGGGCGCATGACCAGCGAAGAACAGCATGCCATGTACAAGGCTGCAAAAGATGCCCTGTTGCCGATGTTCATCCGCCGCAATCTGGTGTCGTGATGAACGGACCGCAGATAGCCCTGCTTTGTGTCTTCGGGTTAGCAATGCTTGTCATGGGAGGAATCGCAGGAATATGGCTTTTGGCGTTGATAGCATCTGCGCGGGAAAAAAAAGAACGGGAAATTACGCTAAGGTTGAAGGAGCTAGTTGAATCCATGACCGTCGAGGATTGGCAAAAGGTTATGGGCAACAACGTCCTGTGGAAAAAGATGCAGCAGGAAAACAAAACCCCTTGCGCTGATCAAAATCCTGCCCGATAATCACGCCAAGGCGTCTTCGCACGCCCAAACAAAACGTAAGCCTCGCAAACGCGGGGCTTTTTTCATTTCTCCTCCGGTGCCGAGACCCCTCGGACCTTCGCCCACTTCGGTGGGTTTTTTTATTTCTGCGAGGCATTCATGGGCAAACCCCAAAATGCCGCGATTGAAAACAATCAAACCATTTCAAAGCGCGGCGGTGCGCGTCCTGGATCAGGGCGCAAGAAGGGATCGACTACCAAGAAGACCCGGAAAATAGCCGATCGTGCGGCTGAAACTGGCTTGACGCCTCTCGAGGTCATGCTCGAGGCGATGATGTTCCTGCGTGACAACGGCCAGCTGCGTGAGGCTGCAAGTGTCGCCAAGGATGCAGCGCCGTACATCCACCCACGACTCTCCGCCACCGAGGTGACCGGAAAAGACGGCGGTGCGCTGACGGTGCAGATCCTGCGATTCAGCGATGCCGGTAATCCAGCTGCCGCATAACTGGCGGCCACGCGATTACCAGCTGCCGGCGTGGAATTACCTCGAACGAGGGGGAAAGCACGCCGAGCTGGTTTGGCATCGCCGTTCGGGAAAAGACGAAATCGCGCTTCATCGCGCCGCCTGTGCGGCGTTTGAGCGGGTGGCTGGGTATTGGCACATGTTGCCGGAGTACTCCCAAGCGCGAAAGGCGATCTGGGATGCGGTGAACCCGCACACGGGCAAGAAGCGGATCGACGAAGCATTCCCCCCTGAGTTGCGCAAGAACACGCGCGGCCAGGAGATGATGATCGAGTTCAAGAACGGCTCAACCTGGCAGGTAGTCGGGTCGGATTCGTTCAACAGCCTGGTGGGCTCCACGCCGGCCGGGATCGTTTACTCGGAATGGGCGCTGGCCAATCCAGCTGCTCGGGCGTATCTCAGGCCGATTCTGGCCGAGAACGGCGGCTGGCAGGTGTTCATCACCACGTCCCGGGGCAGGAACCATGCGCACAAGACGTTGATGGCCGCAAGGAAGGATCCCACGGCATTCGCCCAGATCCTCGCAGCGACAGAAACCGGAGTGTTCTCCGAGGGGCAGCTGGCCGCGGAGCTCCTGGCCTACATCAACGAGTTTGGCGAAGAGTACGGCCGGGCGAAGTACGAGCAGGAATATCTTTGCTCCTTCGACGCGGCCAACATGGGCGCGATCCTCGCTAGATCCATCGGGGTCGCGGAGAAAGAAGGGCGCATCGGTCCGCATGTCGAGTATGACCGCCTGGGCGCACCGATCGAGATCAGCGCGGACATCGGGCGGCGCGACGCGGCGAGCTGGTGGTTCTGGCAGCCGAAGGTCGGCGGCTATTCGATCGTCGACTATGACGGCGGCTGGGGCATGGATGCCGACGCGTGGGTCGAGCGGATCCAGAAGAAGCTCTCGGGCAGGAAGCTCGGGAAGATCTGGCTGCCGCACGACGCGCGCGCCAAGACGTTTGCAGCAAAGCACAGCGCGATCGAGATCTTCGTCAAGGCATTCGGCCACGACAAGATCGCGATCACCCCGAGCAGCTCCATCGAGCACCGGGTAAACGCAGCCAGGCGGCTGATCAAGCGGGTCGAGTTCTCAGATGTTTGCGAGCCCGGCCTCGAGGCGTTGCGCGCCTGGCAGTACGAATTCAACGAAGAGACCAAGGTTTTCAGCCTGACGCCGAAGCATGACTGGGCAAGCCATGACGGCGACGGGTTTTCCTATGGCTG